CGAGGGTGCCGAGGTTCGCCCCGGTCTTGGCCAAGCCCGAGCGCTGGGTCGAGGAGGTGGCCGCGTACTCGGTCTCGGTGGCGGTCGCGGTCACGGTCTCGGTGGCGGTCGCCGTCACCGTCTCGGTCGCCCTCTCAGTCACCGTCACCACCGGTCCGGGGGCCGTCACGGTCGGGCCGGGCACCGTGACCGTGGCGGTCACTGTTGGTCCCGGCTCTGTTGCCGTGGCAGTGGCAGTCGCGGTGACCGTGGCCGTGGCTCCCGGGGCAGTGACCGTGGCGGTCACCGTCGGTCCCGGCACCTCCACCCTCTCAGTCGCCGTCACCGTGGGGCCGGGGACCGTGACTGTCGCAGTCGGGCAGGGCTGCGGCGGCTTGTCGCAGACGTAGTCGAACCAGTTGGCTCGGCCCGGCTCGCCGGTGAAGTGCAACCCCGGCTTGCCGTCGACCCACGTCGCCCGGTCACCGTGTGGCTCCTGAGTGGTGTTGGCCTGCCACCCCTCACCGGGCGCCCGAGGAGGGATCTGCCCCTCCTCCAGTGGGCCTCCCACCCACGAGTAGTGGCGGCAGGACTTGTCGTCGTTGTCATGCTGCGTGGCCTGCGCCACGCCTCCGGCGATGAGCGCCAAGCCTGACGCTGCCATCATGCCCGCCGCGATCGTGCTGATGATCTTCCTCATGGGAACCTCTTCCGTAGGTGGAGCGGTTTCCACAACCTACCACGCGCCCCATCAGCGTCGCGTGCCCCACACCTCATCGAGGGCGCGCACGAGGAACGGGTTCGGCTTCCGGATGCCGGGGTGCATGACCTCCCGAGCGAACACGACCCGACCCTCCTGCTCCCACGCCAACCACTTCTTCGGGGGTCGGGGCCTGATTGGGTACGGGCCCTTCGTGCCGTCGTGGACGAACCGGGCGTAGTCCGCGGATGCGGTCACCGTCCACCGACCCCGACCGTGGTACGCGCTGCTGATGCTCCGCGCCAGCGCGCCGGTCCGCTTCGGCGCCTCGGCCCGGGCCTGCGCGGCGGTGCGTGCTACACCATCCTCGAACCACCCACGAATTTCTGCCGAGTTGTCGACCAGCATTTCGATGGCCGCCTTGTTGATCGTGGTGCGAACTCGGACTTGTCTACCCATAACAGACACAGTGGGGCGAGAATGGCTGTCATGTCAATGGAAGCGGACGATCTCCGACGCCTGATCGCCACGGAGACTGCCGGGTGGGACGCCGCTTCGATCCAGTCCCTCAACGAGGCGATCGAGTCGATGGACGCGCCCGGCGGGTGGCGCCCCTTCTACTGCGAGAAGGTCGACTGCAACGGGCAGCCGCACGGGAACTGGACATGGGCCCACGCCCGCTGGGACCAGCACCCGCCCTCGGACTGGGGGGACGCCTACATCTACTGCGTGCTCTCCGGCCGTGGCGCCGGGAAGGCGCTCGACGTCACCACCCCCATCCCCACCCCTACCGGCTGGACGACCATGGGTGACCTTCGGGACGGGGACATGGTGCTGGGCTCCGATGGCGCCCCGACCCGGGTGCTCCGGGCATGGGATCCCTACGTGGCCCCCGCCTTCTCGGTGCGGTTCAGCGACGGGGCCTCCCTCGTTGCGGACGCCGAGCATCAGTGGTCGATGACCTCACGCGCCGACCGCCGCGCGGGCCGCGCGCGCCGCACCGTGACCACCGCTCAGATTGCCGCACGGCTGACAGTGGCCAGCGAACGGAACTGGAGCGCCCCGGTAGCGGCCCCCCTAGACTTGCCCCACGCCGACCTGCCCATCGACCCGTGGGTGCTCGGATTCTGGTTGGGGGACGGCTCCAGCGCGGCGGGCGAGGTAACCGTCAGCGATACCGACTACCCGGAAGTGGCTGCACTCGCAGCAGCGAGGGGGGAGCCCCTCGGCTCTGTCGGACGACGCAAGCCTGACGCACGATGCGCGACCTACTCATTCGGCACTCGGCCGGAGGCCTCAGACCCTGCCACTGGCAGACGGGTCGCCAATGGCAGTCTGCACTCGCGACTCCGGGCGCTGGGGCTGCTCCGGAACAAGCACGTCCCGCTCCACTACCTGCGTGCGAGTGCGGCACAGCGCTTTGACCTCCTCGCCGGACTGATCGACAGCGACGGACATGTCACCGATCGCGGCTACGTCGAGATCTGCGTCACCCGAGAAATCCTCGCGGAGGGAATCGCGGCGCTCGCGCGCACGCTCGGCCATCGAGTCACGATGGTGAAGTCCCCTGCCGTGCTCAACGGCGTCCCGGTCGGACTGCGCTGGCGGATCTCGTTCACCACGCGCTCCGGAGGTGGGCTGCTCCCTCGCAAATCCATCGACCGCCCGGGGCTGGGGCAGCCGAACCGGCTGGGCACCCGCATGGTGGACGCCGTCGTGCCAGTGGGAGAGCGGGTGCTGCGGTGCATCACGGTTGACAGCCCGGATTCCTGCTACCTCGCGGGGGAGGATCTCCTCGTCACTCACAACACCCGCATGGGCGCCGAGTGGGTGCACCGGCTGGCCCGGAACTACCCGGGCTGCTACATCGGCATGATCGCCCCCACCGTGGACGCCGCCCGTGACACGCTGGTCGAGGGCGAGTCCGGGATCCTGCGGACCGGCAACCCCGCGTTCAAGCCGGTGTGGGAGCCGTCCAAGCGCAAGGTCACGTGGCCCAACGGGTCCACCGCGCAGACCTTCTCGGCCGACCTGCCCGAACGACTCCGTGGTCCGCAGCACGGGTTCCTCTGGTTCGATGAGGCCGGGTCGTTCAAGAATTTCGAGGACACGTGGAGCAACGCTCTCTTCGGCCTGCGCCTCGGTGACGCGCCCAAGGTCCTGATCACCACGACCCCCCGACCCCGGCAGTGGCTGCGCGACATGGTGGTCGACCCTCAGGTGATCGTCCAGCGGGTGTCGACCTACGCGAACATCAACAACCTCGCCGACTCCTACAAGGCCACCGTCATCAAGCGCTACGAGGGCACCGCGCTGGGCCAGCAGGAGTTGGAGGGCCAGATCCTCGATGACGACTTCGGCGAGGCGCTGTGGATGGACAGCGACATCCGGGAGGCGGACATGCCGATCCCGGCGGAGGACCTGCATTGGCACGTGATCGGGGTCGACCCCGCCGTCACGTCCGGCGGCGACGAGACCGGCATCGTGGTGTGCGCGGCCACCGCCGAGAAGGACCCGGCGCGGCGGCAGGCCGTGGTGCTGGGGGACTACACCGTCACCGGGGCCGGGCCGGATGTCTGGGTCCAGAAGGTCATCAACATCTACCGGTCCACCCCGCAGCCGTGCATCGTGCTCGTGGAGTCGAATCAGGGTGGCGAGTTGATCGGCGGCATGATCCACCAGATCGACAAGACGATCCCGATCTCCTACGTGCACGCGCACAAGTCGAAGGAGGTCCGGGCCGACCCGATCGTGTTGGCCTACCGGATGGGCCGGGTCCAGCACAAGACCGGACTGACCGACCTCCGGTTCCAGATGACCACGTGGATCCCGGGCTTCTCCAAGGAGTCCCCGGGGCGCATCGACGCGCTGGTCCACGCCCTGACCGGGCTGCTCATCGACTCCCGGCTGCTGCGCTCCTACGGGAAGGTGAAGACCGCGGGCAGCGTGACCGACGTCCGGACCTTCACCGCCAAGCGGTCGGTCGCCCTGCGCGAGATCCAGACCCGGCGGGCTGAGGACCCGGGACAGTGGCGTGGGGTTGGTCTGGGCTGAAATCTGAGCACGTGCGGAGTCAGATCCGGCACGCGTATCCTCCGAATGCAGGGCAAACGCCCCCAACTCAGGAGGAACCCCCATGAATCTCCCCGACAACACCCGGCTGTACCTCTACGGGATCGCCTCCGCGGTGGTCGCCGCGCTGGTCGCCTACGGCGTCATCGCCGCTGAGCAGGCACCCGCCATCCTCGCCCTCGTTGGCGCCGTCCTCTGGGCTGCGGGCAACGTCACCGCCATCGTGAACACCACCTCCACCGGGCGCGCCGCGCTCTACGGGGTCGGGCTGGCCGTGCTGGCCGTGCTGCTCACCTTCCGCTTCATCACTGAGGAGCAGGTCGGCGTCTGGGGCGTGGTCCTCGCGGCCGTGTTCGGTGTCGGCACCAACGCGCTGGCTGCCACAAAGTTCACCCCCGCCCTCAAGGCCGATGAGGTCTTCGCTGCCGGTGAGCCGCTGGAGGGTGAGGACATCTGATGGCCAATCCCTCACCGTGGGACCGGATCGGTCGTCGGGTCGGGTGGAGCCGCAAGTACCTCACCCGGCGCGACTGGGCGCTGCTCGATGATGCGGGCAAGGCTGCCGGGGTGCCGATCCGAGTCGTTCAAGGGTCATGGAGTGGTGGCGTCCGGGCCTCGGCCGGGACCCACGCGGGGGCCGGAGCATTCGACCTGTCTGTACGTGGGATGACCAAGGCCCAGCAGTTGAACCTCGTCCGGGAACTCCGCGAGCGCAACGTGGCCGCGTGGCTCCGGTCCCCCGAGTACGGCTGGAACCAGCCGAAGAACGTCCACATCCACGGCATCGTCAAGGACACCCCCGGGCTGTCCTACGGCGCCAAGCGGCAGGTCATCAACTACAACGACGGCAAGAACGGGCTGGCCAGCAAGCGCAAGGACCCACACCCTCGCCCGGCGCAGCGCAAGTTCCTGATTCCGGGCATGACATCCCTCCCCAAGGTCACCCCGGACGTCGAGGTGCGGCTCAGCAACCTGCGCTACGGCAAGACCAACGCCGACGTGAAGGACCTCCAGCGCGCGCTCAAGATGCACGTCGATGGGTTCTACGGTGATCAGACAGACAGAGCCGTTCGGCAACACCAAGTACACATGGGCTTGAAGCCAGACCGTAAGGGCCACAGTTACATAGGCCCACGTCAGGCACGCGCCCTAGGTCTCACGGTGCTGTGAGATGGCGCCACGTCCTCCCGTACCTGATGTCTGCGATCGTCTGACGACTGGCACCGTACTCCTCCGCGAGCACTCTCGTCGGTCTGGCATCCGCGAAAATGGCGAGCACCTCCTCCGCGGTGAGTTTGGTGAACCGGTGCGCTTCACCACACCGGTGTCGTCCACGCTCAAACGCATCAGCGGCGTTCTCGGCACGTGTTCCGTACCGGAGATGTTCCGGTCGGACACACCGCGGTGTGTCACACGAATGAAGCACACACATCTCCGACGGGCCGTAGTGGGCCTCCGCAACGATTCGATGCACTCGTCGGTCGTTGATCTTGCCGTACCCACTGTCGTTGACGGGTCCGGTCCAGATGAGGCAATCCCCCTGAGGCTCGCTGTTCAGGGCGATCCAATCGAGGTCGGCCATCTTCGTGGGCTTCCTCCGACGAATCGGTGTGGAAAGGTCCAAGCCCTTATGCAGCCGCAGCACATGGCCATTGCAGAGACCTCGATACACGACCGGGAGAGTGCAGCCCGGAGCAGTACAGAGCATGCCACCAAGTGTAACCGACAGGATGGTCCGTTCACCGGACCGGGAGGAGATTTCTGATGGGTCTCAAGTACGAGTTCATGGACAAGAACACAGCCAAGTTCATCATCCCGACGTCCTACTACAAGCAGTTGGACGATAGCCGGTACAAGCCGGAGCGGGGCGGGGTTCGGCTGGACTACAACTGGTACCTCAACATCCGGTACGGCATCAAGGATCCGTCCCGGGACGCCAAGGTGCGGGTCAAGTTGGTCCGCGAGGACCCGGTCGACCCAACCGGCTACCACGACATCATCCTCGGCAAGGGATACGAGGAGCACCTCGACTCCAGTGGCTACTCCAAGTACTGGAGTTCTGAGGACCTCGGCCGGTACGTGCACCTTGAGGTGCGCGCCTTCAACACGTCCTACTGCTACCTCACCACGAGGTACATGGCCTACTCGCTAGTCTGGTAGCCATGCGGGGAAACTGGATCGCGCTCACCATCGGCCTCGCGCTGGGGCTACTCGTCGTGGTCGTCGGCGGCCTGTACCTCTGGGACCTCGTGATGGAGGTGTCCCTCCGGATCAGTGAGGCCATGCAGGGCGGGTCCCCGTGATCCGACGCACCCTCTACCGTGCGGTGGCCTCCCTCGTCGTGGGGGTGGCCACCGTGCTGGTGGCTCTGGTACATCTGGAGTCCGAGGATGATCTCAATTTCAACTGGGAGGACGAATGAGCGCCGAGACCCTCTTGGACGTCATCAACAAGCGGGACGAGAAGGCGCTCGCGATGAAGATCGCGGGCAAGCCGATCACGGACATCGCCCGGAAGTTCGCGTGGACCGTCGAGGAGACCCACGAGGCCATCGAGCGCGCCCTCATCCGCACCACCGTCGACCGCAACCCGGAGGGTGTCGCCCAGCAGCGCAGGCTCACCGCCCAGCGGCTGGAGTCGCTGTTGGAGGGCATGTGGCCGTCCGCGAAGGACGACTCCGACCCGATCATCCAGCAGGGTGCGGTGAAGACGGTGCTCGGCATCGTGGACCGGCAGACGGCGCTCTACGGCACCAACGCGCCCAAGGAGACCACCGTCACCCACCAGATCTCCCCCGATCAGGTCGCGGCCACCATCGAGCGACTGTTCGCTGCCCGGTCCGGGGTGGTCGAGGCCGAGGTGGTCCGCGGGGTGGGCCCCGCTCCAACGGTCGTTGTAGGAGAGACCGTCGGGGAGCCAGAAATTCTTGAGGGCGAGATCGTGGACGATCCCGAGTGAATATGTTGGCTAAATATCACCGCAGGTCAGACGGCAGTTTTTCGTGCCGCGCGATGACGCTGATCTCGCTCCCGGCCGCAGGCTAGGCAGTTCCGTTGCCGCTTGCCCTTGCGGTAGACGACGTGGAACTCGGTGGGGCCGTGGTGTTTGCAGACCTCGATGACGTTCCCGGGGCGGGTGGCCACAAGGTCGGGGATCTGCCCGAGGTGCTCGGAGACGGTGGCCTCCCACGCCTCCCAACGCAGGGCGGGTAGGACGGTGAACCCGCAGGCGCACTCTGTCACTCGTGTGGGCGTTTCTGGCATGGGAACGGCGTGAGTCATGGGATCACCAGCATATCGGGGCATACCCTGACAAAGTGGACGAGGGGGACGTCGAGGACTTCGCCCGCCGGATCAACCTCGGGTTCCGGCTGGACGGGGTGTTCTGGTATCGCGGGGAGCGCCGGGTGTACCGAGAAATCGTGGCGGAGTGGCTACAGCACGAGCGCGAGCAGGCTGCCGACCAGCGCGAGGTCGAAGGGGATGGCCAGCGCGAAGGCGACTAGGACCCCCCGCATCGGCCGGATCTCGTCCTCAGGCGGAGCGTTCATCGGGGGTCACCGCCCGGACGAACACCGCCAGCACGGCATCGAACAGGTTGACCATCTCGGCGACCATGGCCCAGACCGGGTCCGTCTCGGGCAGGCTCACCCGGTAGGCGATCCGGGTGATGTAGAGGTACGGCTGGTCCTCGGAGCCGCCCACCACCTCCGGGTGGTAGGAGCGCCGGTAGGCGACGACCAGCCCGTCCTCCTCCGGGTCGGTGGCGTTCACGACGCCGCGGAGGTGCTCGGCCATGTCGACGGCGAAGTGCACGGTCTCGGTGGTGCGGCCGAGGATCTGCACGGTGACGGTGCCGCAACCACCGCAGAAGGTGATGACGCCCGGGAAATTCGCGAGCCAGAACTCGGAGACGGAGTCCGGTGGCATGTCCGGCTCGGGCGGATCCAGCAGTTCACCCAGTGCCACCCGGACGAGGTCCACGATCTGGGCGGTGTCCTCCACGGAGAACACCTCCTCCACCGTGTCGTCGTCCCCCATGCGGTGCATGTGCCCGATCAGCATGCTGTTCCTCCCGGATGTCATTTGGTTCGTCCTAGTCTCGTGGTTGTCTGTA